TCTGGAAACCTCCAGATCAAGATGTACTAAGAAAGAGAAGAAAATATGTCTATTCAGACTAACTTCCGTGCCCAGGACATGCTGGGTGCTGAGAAGCCTAAGGTAAAGAAGGCTACTCCTGCTCCTCGTGTTGCTGCGCCTGCCCCTAAGGTAGAGCCAGTGGTAGTAGAGCCAGTAGTAGTTGAAGAAGTAGTAGAGATTAAGGCAGAAGAGACCTCTGTAGAGGAGTAATAATCATGCCTAGCCAAGAATTAGACCTAACTGGAGTCTCCGAGGATGCGGTAAACCTCAGAGACATGATGCAGGGCGTACTGGAGAGGGTACAAGCTGTTTTTCAGTCATACAACGTTGAGTTACCTGCCCGCCGTTACTGGGCTATGGCAACTCCAGCGGTTGACTGCGAGCAGTTAGTTGTCTTCTTTCAGCAGCTATATCTAGGTCCTCCAGGTGCGCAGGTAGGCGAACCGCAACGTTGCCACGTTCCTAGGAGTGCCACACTTACAGTATCGATCGCTAGAGCGACTCCTATTGTCAGTCAAAACGGTCGACCTCCAGCTCCAGAAAAGATTGAAGCTGCATCCGAAGTCATGGCAATCGATGCTTGGGTTCTGATGCAGTGCATCAACCAACTAGACCAGTGGGATGAGACCGGTTATGGTGTAGGCGTAATTGCTACCCTAGAAGTCAGCGCCCCTGAAGGCGGATTCCAGACCACTGACATGGTCATCACAATGGCGGTTCCATAATGCCAGCATATGGGCTAATCCCAGACAGCCCGTGGGTTACTGGCGCTAGCAAAATATATAAGAGTGCTGCCAAAGATTTCAACCGTAAAGGCTTGAACTTAAGACCAAAAAATATCCAAGTCAATATGACCTTTGGCAAGCTGGTCGTCTATAAGCCAATCCTTAATTTTGAGCTAAACCACAACTTCGGATTGGTTGGCAGGCACCTACACAAAACAGCTAACAGGATTACTCAGCTAGCTAAACTTCAGGTCGGCAAGAAGACCGGGGCGCTGATGCGTAGCATTAGATTTCAGCACATGCCAGCTAACACCATGGGTCCTGGAGTCAAAATAGGCGCATACACGCACTATGCGCTAATGCACCACCAAGGCACAAAGCCCCACATTATTACCCCTAATAAGCCTGGTGGAAACTTGGTTTTTAGGAAGGGCTCTAGGGTCATCCACACTCAGATTGTTAGACACCCTGGCACCAGAGCCAATAAGTATCTAACCACCCCTATGAGAACAGTGGTTGGGTCGCAAAAGCGCTCACTCAGGTAGCCAGCTTTACGGTAAAATTAATAAGTGCCGATACATATTGGCATCCAAATGATAGAAATAGGAAAGACTCACATGACAAAGTTTAGAGACTTCGGATCTCCAATTATCGAGAATGCAGAACCAATTTCGTTCAAGCTATTCGATGAAGATTTTATTTGCGTTCCAGTTATGCCTGGCAAGGTTATGTTGGACATGGTAGCAAAGTCTGGCTCATCAGACCCTGTCGAGCAGGCTGAAATTATTACTGACTTTTTCTCTACTGTACTTGTAGCAGAGAGCTTGGTCAGATTTGACGCTCTATTGGTTGACAAAGAGCGCGTAGTTACAACTGAAACCCTGGGAGAGATTACTGGGTGGCTTGTCGAGCAGTATGCAGACCGCCCAAATCAGCAGCCAGAGGTCTAATCGAATGGGCCGTTGATCTCTGGCCATATGTAAATGGAAAAGCGCTAACTTTAGGCCTAAGGTTGGCAGACATGGAGTTGCGGGACATGCTAGACGTCGTGCATTACTTCTTCGAAGAGGATTCAAGGTATTCATCTGCTGAAGAAGCTGAAGCGGTGAGCTCTGTGCGCTCTGCGCTCTATGGAAACCTATATGGAATTAACTACAGGTACGGCATAAAGTCCAAGAACGGCAAGTCTTCAACCGACGATACTTATAGTGACCCGGACGAAGTTAAACCATATATTCCACCTACCCAGTTTGATGCAAATGCTGCCAACCCGTTTGGCGCTGTATTAGACGCACCGATTGGATAACGTATGGCTGTAATTGGACATGCAGAGATAGTTGTTAGGGCAATAACTAACAACTTTGAGAAAGAGCTAAAGGGAACTTTAAGCAATATCTCTAAGAGCATCTCTATCGGTGCAGGTAGAAAGATTGGTGATGGCTTTGCTGATGGCTTCAATAGAAGCCAAGCAAAGACCACATTTGGTCAACTAGCTGACGGCCTCAATAGCCTTGTACCAGAAGCCGAGTCAGCGAGAGAGCGCTTCCAAAGCCTAATGAGAACAGGCTATGTTCTTCAGGGTGCTCTAGGTTCGCTTGTCGGGGCAATCTCTTCAGTGGTCGTCTCTATCGGTCCTCTGATTGGGTCATTGCTAGCTGCTGCCCCTGCTGTGGCTGGTCTGGCCGGTGCATTCGTCACACTCCGTGTCGGTATGATGGTTGCTAAGACGGCATTCGGTGGAATCTTTGATGCTGTCAAGAAGAGCACCAAACAGAATGCTGGTTACACTAAATCACTTAAGCAGATCAGAGAAGAGTGGCAACAGCTGCTCTTTGACGCTGAAGCTGCCGCATATGGCGAAGAAGAGGCGGCTCTTAATCTAGAGAAAGCCTTTGAGAATCTTCGAAGGACTGCTGACTTGCCGCCAAACTCGGCCGCCAGAAGAGAAGCAGAGTTAGAGTACAAAAAAGCAGATCTAGCCTTCAGGCGAGCCAAGGATAAGACCCAGGACCTTAATGAAGTAGTTAAAGATGGCTACAGTGCTTTTAAAGAGGCGCAGAAGGACAAGAGCAGCGGGTCAGATCCATTCGAGGGTCTAAATAAAGCTCAGAAGGAATTCGCACAGAGGCTAATAAAGCTGACCCCTAAGCTTGATGCGATTAAGCTTAAGATGTCCGAGGCGTTTTTAACGCCTCTATATAACTCTGTAAATGTCTTCGAGACCAAACTGCTGCCCATCCTAGATCAGCGCCTCCCTCAGATCGCAGGTCAGGTTGGCCAGGCAATAGATCAGGTTTTCTCTAACATTGACTTTAGCGGCATAGATCGTATTCTGGCCGAAATGACTGAGCCGTTCGAGGCCGGCGGTCGTAGCAATCTTCAACTATTCGGTGACTTACTTCAAAATGTATTGGACATATTTGTTCAAATTCTAGATGCTACCGGGCCTCTGGTCAACGACATCCTAACTGGACTAGTGGAACTTACTGGCGACTGGTCTGACAGCATGAAGGCAATGGACTTAGAGAAGTTCTTCACTGATGCCGGCACCGAGGCTGGTAAGTGGTTCGACATTATCAAGAACGTTTTTGGTGGGTTCGGCACTCTAATTAAGTTAACTACTGGCCCCGGCAGCGCCGGCGAGTATATGTTGACCTGGTTCAAGGAAGCATCTGAAGGCTTCAAGAACATGTTCTCCGAGGATCCAGACGCTGGCAAGAAGTTCTTTAAGGACGCGATGGTTAATGCCAGATCCGTTCTTTCCTCTATTGGTGAACTAGTTAAGCAGGTACTTGGTGTTGCTGACAACCCAAATATTGCAGCTACTTTCGATAAGCTAGCCGAGGGTGCTCCGTACATCGGAAAGATGTTAGATGCGTTTATCGATGCTGGACCGTCTTTCGCTGACCTAGTTGTCAACGTTGTGCGAATCTTGTCGGCATTGACTGACTCTGATCAATTGTCCTCGTTCTTTGACACACTTAGTGGAGCTGCCGATAAGCTAGCGGACTTTTTAGAGCTACCTGGTACACAAGACTTCCTAGCAAAACTAGGGCCTATTGTTGGTGCTCTCTCGGGTATAGGCGTAATCATTGATGTGGTTTCTTTTGGATTCCAGGTATTCATAGGCTACATAGCATTTGCTTTTGCAAAAGTAAACGGACTACTAGGCCCATTCACTAAACTATTTGGCGACAAGCCCGGTGCTGGTGTTTTTGGGAACCTAGCAAAGACGCTAAAAGCTGGCGGTATTGTTGGTCTTATTATTTTAGTAATTACCAAGATCGTCGAGTTCTACAACAAATTTGAAGACTTCAGGACCATGGTAGACAATGTTATGGCTAACGTGGGAGAAGCTTTTGGCGAGTTCTTCGCCCAGATAGGCATCCTATTCGACACTCTGTTCGGTGGCGACGGTCTCGGCGGAATTATGACCGCTCTAGATCCTGTGATCAAGTTCTTACTTGAATTCTTTGTTCCGATTGCTGGATACATAGTAGAGCAGTTTGTTAACGCGTTCACATTTATCGTGAGCGTAATCAACACGGTAGTCTCCCCTATTATGGCTATCATTAAAGGACTTGTCGAAGGTATAGTTCTACTATTTACTGACTTCCCTAAGGGTCTAGGTAAGATTATGACCTCTGTTGTTCTTATCTTTGTGGGAATTGCAGAAATTATTACCAATATCTTTGTAGACCTATTCAACTGGATAGTCGGTGGCATAGAGAATATGGTCCGCACAATTGGAAATACGCCCCTAGGTAAGGCCATTAAGGATCTACTGGGCATCGACCTAGCGGGAGCTAAGCTGATTAGATTAGAAAAGGTCAGCTGGGTCAAAGATGCAATGGCCAATGCTGACAAGAAGCTAGGCATTAATAAGGGTGGCACTCAAACGAAGGCCAATGGAACTCCTAAACTTGCATTAGGTGGAACCGTCTACCCGTCTAGAGGTGGAACACTAGTAACTGTTGCAGAAGCCGGCAGGCCAGAGCGAATCGAGCCACTAGACTCTAACGGACTTTCAGACAGAGATAAGGCTCTTATCTCTCAGATGGGCGGCGGTCAGGGTATCAGCATCGTTGTTAATCCAGCACCTGGTATGGACGAAAAAGAACTTGCAACTGCTGTCTCACGTCAGCTTGCTTTCGAGATGCGTAAAGGAACTATCTAATGGCGGCATACTATGACTACAGTGCTGATCCAGTAGCACAAGCTGAAGAGAATAAACTTGTAAATACTGCGTTAACGGCCCTACCAACTCCGTACATCTCTGGTCTAAAGCTAAACGAAGACATAGTTCTAAACGATCTTGTTTTCAACAAAATAGACGATAACGGCGTCGTCTGGGTTATCTCGGAGATTGAAGGTTGGTGGACCCTACCGGAGCCTGAACTACCAGACCTACCTCGCGGCTGGGGCGATGGTTCGTACGACGCTAAGGGGCGCTGGGCCAATAGAATTATCACAATCAACGGGTCGTTCTTGCCTCAGAAGCCAGCCGATGTTGCAGCTGCTCGAAATGCACTAATCCAAGCTGCAAACCTAGTTAAGACTGGTGGCTGGCTAGTAGTGTATGAAAATGGCACTAGCAATAATGGTAAAGGCTCCTATGTACGCTTAAGCGGTGCACCTCAGATCACTAGCGTAAATGCACGTGGTAGACATGACTTCTCTATCGGGCTTAAGGCAGTTGACCCAATCAAGTACGAGTACGTAGACGGCAACCCGGATGGATATAGGTCTGCAACGGTAACAGTTGGGTCTCAAGTCTCAGTCGAGAACACTGGAAACGTACCTGTCCCTGTGATTTTTGCGCTAACTGGCGGTGTCAGTGCTTCTGACTCGAACTACTGGTCAATTATAAATGACACAACTGCAGAATCTATTAATCTAATCTCAACGGTGTCTTCTTCAGATGTCTTGGAGCTTGACACATACAACCGAGAAGTAATTAAGGTGACCCCTGTATCTGGTGGCGAAGACATTGTCGTGAACGCCAGAAGTAAGGCCTCTGTTTTAGTGGATTGGATGTACCTAGAGCCTGGCGTTAACGTCATTAAATATGAAACTGACAATAACTTAGTTAGCAGCAGCTACAGCTGTCAAATTCTTTGGAGATCTGGCTGGATCGGATAGCTGCTAAACTACTAGAAAGACAATCAAGGACATAAGATGCCAGTATCAACCTCGCCAGACAATCAGTCAGTGGATTACCGCTACTTTGTTTGCGATTTAATGACTAATGAGCTGCTAGCTGAAGTCCCGTTTAAGGGCGTTTCTTATTCTAGATCTCTAACTGAAGCTGGTCGATTCACCGGTGACATAGCTATCACCGAAGACACTTATAACCTTAGCCTCTACGAAAACACTCTGCCAGGTAAGACCGTACTCTATGCAGTTAGAAACGGCGTATGCGTCTGGGGCGGGATAATCTGGGGAAGAACTTATAGCCTGGTTGATAAAGTCTTGTCAGTCACAGCAGCCGAGTTCACCAGCTACCTATCACATCGAGTTGTCTGGAAGACTTGGAACAGCTCCTACGAGGCCACGGCCGAGGTAGTTGAAGATACGCTTACCGTCACTCTAAGCGGCGGGCAGTACAACTTCTCCGTTGGCGAGGCCGTATATCTTTACTGGATTAAAGACTACACGAAGTACAACGGTTATTTTGAAGTGCTGACTGCAGGGCTGACTGATGACGATAGATCGGTAATTACAGTGCCAGCCACTTATGTAGACGATCAGGGCAACGAAAAGACTATACCGGAGATCGCCATTGGCGCAGACAACCCGATAACTGTAGAAACTAGACAAGATACTTATCAATTTGCTCAGGACTTGCTGCGAGAGTTGAATACTGATCTATTTGATTTTGATTTTGCAAACGAC